AACATTTATATCCTCAGAATGATGATACACATGATTTAGGTTTCGCTGGTAATCGCTGGAGACATATTTATGGTCATGATTCTCTTGATATGCCTGATAACGGTAAATTAGTTTGTGGGACTGGAGATGATCTACAAATCTACCATAATGGTAGCCATAGCTACATTGATGAGGCAGGTACAGGGAACTTATATATAAGAAATGGTACTGACAATTCTATTTGGTGTGGGACAGATGGTGCTGTAAATCTCTACTACGACAACTCTAAGAAGTTTGAGACTAATGCAAATGGAAGCAGAGTAACGGGAAGTCTATGGGCTGACGGTATATACATGGATGATAATGAGAAAATTCATTTAGGTACAAGTGGGACGGATTTACAAATCTACCATGATGGATCTAACTCATTTATAAATAATTCCACAGGTAATTTAGACGTACAAGGTGACAGTATTAGGTTTAAAAAACTTAGTACTGAAGAGTATATGCTCACTTGTGTAGCAGATGGTACTACTAAATTATGGTATGACAATAGTACGAAGCTTGAGACAGACAGTTTTGGAGTATCTATTCAAGGTGATTGTCTAAAAGTACCTGATGGTTCGGCGGCTAGTCCTGGGTTTACTTTTAATAATGAAGGCAGTGCTGATACAGGAATATTCCGTCCAGGTGCCAATACTCTTGGATTCACTACTGGTGGAACGGAAAGAATTAGAATATTGTCTGATGGTAATGTTGGAGTTGGGAAAAGTTCTACGAGTTTAGATATTGATGGAGCTATATTTTCTGGAAGTGGACAAGCTATGCAATTTGTTCAAAGTGGTGTTGGCGGCAAGATTTTAACTTTTAATAGACGAACAAATGTAGGAGTATCAGTTGAATTTTTTAGAGGTAGCAGTAGTTCTGTTGGTTCTATTTCTCATAACAACACATCAACTTCCTTCAATACAACATCAGATTATAGATTAAAAGAAAATGTGGTCGCATTATCTAATGGAATCACAAGATTAAAAACTTTAAAACCATATAGATTTAATTTTAAAAGTGATGCAGACGTAACAGTTGACGGTTTTATAGCACATGAAGTTACAGCAGTTCCAGAGGCAGTTACAGGAACAAAAGATGCTGTTGTAACTCAAGCAATGATAGACAATGAAGGATATGAAAAAGAGAGATTGGACGATATTTTGCCACAAGGCATTGACCAATCTAAATTAGTACCTTTATTAACTGCTGCATTACAAGAAGCAATCACAAAAATAGAAACACTTGAAACTAAAGTGGCGGCCTTAGAATCTGCTTAACCGAACTTGTCACGTTGTATTATTAAACCTATATTTTAGAAACATACATTTTCTTTATGCCAACCCCACAAGAACGTCTTGTTACTGAAGAAGCAGATTTAAAAGCTTTAGTCGAGGAATACAATGGTGTTGCTCAATCTCAACAAGAGAAAACACAAGCTATTGTCAAAAAGCAAGCAAGAATAGAATTATTGAAAGAACAAGTCGCTGAAAACGACTAAACTATCCCTAAAACATTCGACCAATGGCAATCAACAAAGTCTGGCAAGTCAACACCCTGGAACGTGACCTATCTGACGGTCATGTAAACAAGGTGATCTATCGTGTTAAAGCGATTGATGATTCTGATAACACAGAAAAAGATGGTACAAGACAAACAGGTGAAGTGAATTTCACAAAGCCTTCTAGTCTTCCTTCAGATTTTGTTGCTTATGACAGCCTTAGTGATTCCGTGTGCATTGGATGGGTGAAAACCGCTTTAGGTTCTGACGGTGTTGCTGCTGTAGAAGCTGCGATTGATGCTGCTCTTGCTACTCCAACAACTGCTGTTGGTAAGCCCTGGTCTTAATGGCAAATCCCTTAGATAAATGGGAAGCAACTCTAAAAGATAAGCAAGCTTACAAGGCTAAGCTTGAAGATGAGTTGAATAAAGTTATCTCAGAGATCCTTCAGTTGAAGGGTGGTATTCAGTATGCAAAAGAACTCGCTGCTGAAGTAACAGATGGAGAGGTAACAGAGGTAGAAGCCCAATAGTCACAATTAGGCTAGTGTGAGTGATAGCTTTTAAAATTGCGTCTTTTACCATGCAACGGATTCTCAACATTATTAGTTTACTATCCTTTGTTTTAGTTGTTTCTATAACAGGGGGCGGTGTCTTTGGTTATTTATGGATTACAAACGAGGATAACCAAAAAATGCTTCAAGACAAAGCAATGGAAAAAGTAATGGGTGCTATGAAGATGCCTGGGTTATCTGGACCTGCCCTACCTACTGGAGCGTTAAGTCCTGCACAGCAAAAGAACGAAAATAAAAAAGCGATTGGACTACCTAGATTTTGATACCTAAAGTTGAGATTCCTACTATTGGAGTCGATCCTGTTAATACTTATGTGATCAATGCGCCTGTTATTAATGCTCCGAACGTACCAGTTAATGTCCCAGTAGGGTTTCCAATTATTGAAATGCCTTGTGTTAAAGCGAGGCGAAGTATTGAAAATGATGCACTTATAGATAACGATCCAAAAGGCAATATGACCTTATGCCCTGGAGGAGTTCCAGCGTATGAGCCAATGAATTATGACCCGTTACAGTTGGTTCCTATTAAAGAGGAAGAGCCACAAAGATACGAACAACCAGAAATACCTCCAGCAGCAGAAGTGCCAGAAGCACAGCCTGAAGATTGTCC